CGAAACAGTAACAGATGGGTTTTATGACTATGATAGGTATTCATCTGTATGCTATCAAAATACCCAATTAAATTGGTTATGTACTACACTTTTGTCAACGCCTTCTACATATAAAATTATTGTATGCAATCATACTGGATTTTTTAATCCAGCAGATGTAAATACTGTTGACACAGGCGGTACAGTAACGGCATTCAAAGAAATATTAGATGGATATGCAAGCAAAGCAAGCGTATCACTAACTGGCGTAGAAGATATATCGTTTAGTGTAAGTGCAGATTTTTCAGAAGTAACAGCGCCACTTGTCGGTCTATTTTATGGACATACTCATGCAGCTAGTTTCACTAGAACATCGGACGGTGTCAATACAATTAATGTACCTAATGCATCACACTACGCAAGCGGAGCGGGTGCGTATACAACTGGCGTTATGTACGATTATTGTACAGATGTAGCAGTTTTAGATTCAACTGCAAATAATATTTACATGTTTAGAGCTGGTAGGCGAGGCGAAAAAGCTATGCCAGCAACAACTGGCGATAGGTTTACAGATGGCACAGTAACATATTAGTTACTTCGCAATTGGATGAGTGTTCGCGAAAATAATTGTTGCAACAAGAACTTTTGTTCGGTATAATATAGGCAAGGTCATGCTATAAATTTTCATATAGCAAAGGGAGCCTCCGGTACCAGCCGGTAAACTCCCTCACACAGACCCCTGTTTAGGAGGGTAACTGTGATTGCAATATCATTATACATTATGCCTCCTAAACATTCAATAGGAGGCGTTTTTGATGAAAGAAGAAATTATTATTAAGGTTCTGAACCGCGCGTCAGAGTTTATTGATCTGGAAACATGCCGGAAACTACAATTAATCATGCAGGAGGAAATGCAGCATTACACGGTTGAGCCGGAGTGTACCGCACTGGCCGTAAGGCATAACCTACCAAGCAAGATCGGGTTATACCTGGCCTCTAAGAAAATTGATGGGATGTCCCCTAAAACCATCAAAAACTACTGGTTGATACTGAACCGATTTTCAACGATTATATGCAAAGACATTGACCAAATAACGGACATTGATATCCGGATGTATCTTGCTCAGTATCTACAAACCGGCATAATGGACAGTACGTTATCAACAGTGGTAACCACCTTGAAATCGTTCTTTTCATGGCTTGTCGGGCAAGACTATTTGCAAAAGACCCCCATGTGGAATATTAAGTCCACAAAAGTAAAGAAGCGCGTCAGGAAGGCTTTATCTGACGAGGAGCTTGAACTGCTGCGCTGCACATGCAAGACCGAGCGCGAGAAAGCAATTGTGGAATTTTTCTATTCGACAGGATGCCGCTTAGATGAGGTTCACAAGCTGAATCGAAACGATATTGACTGGATAAATAAATCCTGCCGGGTGATCGGTAAAGGCAACAAGGAGAGGGAAGTATATCTGAGTGCAAGAGCTGTATTGTTTTTACAGAAGTATTTGCAGACAAGAAGCGATATGCAGCCCAGTTTATTTATCGCCCGCAAGCTTCCGCATAACCGGCTAAGTGGGAGATCCTTTGAGGACATTGTAAAAGATTTGGGCAAAAGAGCAGGTATCCAGAAAAATCTGCACCCTCATATTTTAAGACACACTTTCGCAAATGCGTTGCTTAATAACGGGGCAAGCCTTGCTGAGGTTCAAAGGCTTCTTGGGCACGAAGACAGTGCTACAACTCTCATATACGCCCAACTTAACAATGAGGATATTCAGATATCGCACAAGAAACACCTTGCTTAATTTTAGACATACATCCATCGGCAAGAGCGCTTTCATCTTTAAAATTTAAAAGCATGACGGACTGATCATCCGAAGGAAGGGTTGCTGCTTACCCCTTCCTTTTTTCATGCCATTTTATAAAAAACAGAATAAAAACAGGAGGGTATTTTATGAATATAGATTGCGTTACGGACAAAAAACATTACTTGAGGTTAGGCCTTTCGAATTCGCCTATACGTCAAGCATATTACAATATGAGAAAAAGATGTTTAAGCAAATCCAGCAAATCCTATGAAAACTATGGTGGGCGTGGAATTAAAATATGTAAAGAATGGTCAACGTTTGAAGGCTTTTTAAAAGACATGCTTCCGACATATTCGCTAGGATTGACTCTGGAAAGAAAAGAAGTAAACGGCGATTACTGTAAAGATAATTGTTGCTGGGTAGATAGAAAAGCTCAAGCTAATAATAAGAGAAACAACCATTATGTCACTTATAATGGCGAAACTCTAACATTGTCCGAATTTGCGGCGAAATATGGAGCTGACTATGAGTTATTCCGGCACAGGATTAACGACGGATGGGACATAGAAAAAGCCCTTTCAGGTTTAAAAGAAAAGGAAACCATTGTTTATAATGGTGTTACTAAAACGGTTGCTGAATTCGCCGAAGAATATGGGATGACATATCATCAACTAAAGAAACGGCTGTTGAGAGGCTGGACGGTAACGAGAGCTTTAGCGCAACCATTGAGGACAAAATCTACTCATATTTACGTATAAATTATTGCCTGCCTTACGGCGGGCTTTTTTATTGGAAAGGTGGTGGTCCATACATATATGGCTATTTGGGATAGATTTGCACGGTCAAGAGCTGCCCCTCGAGAACCACCTGCAGGTAGACAAACACAAATAGGCTCTGGTTATTCTTCTACACTCTCCCCTTATTCTTCCCGTACCGCAGATGTGCTTGCACAGTTGCGAATTATCCGGGACGAATCTCAGGCACTTGAATTCCTTAAAAAGGTCAACCCGGACGTAAGTATGGCCGTATGGAATTTTGTAAGGCTTGCAAATCAAGGGAACGAGATGCAGTTTTACACTTCCGGTAAGTCAAAGGCACGGATGACCTATGTTGAGGATAAATGGCGGGAGTTTGCATCCAGGATAAACGAAATCAGTAATTCAGGGCTTGATGGGCTGATAGATCAGCTACATTATAGCTCTTTTTTATTGGGTGCTATGGGCGTTGAAGCAGAGGTAACAGATGATAGGGCAGATATATATGATGTCTACGTCGTAAAGCCGCAGACAATACGATGGGAACTCGGAGATATTGACAACCATAAGAAGTGGGTGCCATTTCAGTGGAGCATGGGCAAAAAAGTATACCTTGATCCCGCGCATGCGAATTTTTTCTGGGTACCTTCCGATCCGGATATCGGAGATCCAAGAGGGTCGTTGACGATGGTTCCGGTATTGCAAGCTGTTGATTTTCAGATGCAAATTCTTCAAGATTTACAGGCCGTGCTTCATCATCAAGGTTTTGCCAGAAACGATATTGAAATATTGCTCGAGAAAGTAGAAACATATTGCCCAGCAAATATTAAAAATAATCCAGTAGAAAAAGCAAAATGGCTTAACAATGAATGCGCAAGGATACAAAAAGTAGTTGAGAACTTGAAACCTGATAGCGATTATATCCATGGTAATGATACTAAAATCACTATGGCTCAAGGTGCAAATTCCGGTAGAAGTTTGGATGTTAGGGCTGTAACTGAATTAGTGGACGTTCAAATGCTTAACGGCTCTAAACAAATGGGCATCATGACTAACCGTGTCGGCGGTCTCGGATCCACAGAATCCTGGGGATCAATAACGCTAAAGATTTTTTGCGATGGCATTATGTCTTGCCAGCGTGGCAGTAAGCGTTTGATGGAAGAAATAGCGCGATTGTGGCTGCGTGTAAACGGTATTGCTGGCATTCCTTCCTTTAAGCATAATGTTGTTAACTGGGAAAACGAAGAACAGCGGTACAAGGTAAAGCTTATGGAAGAACAGTTCCATGCCATTGCAGTTATATATGGGTGGGAATCAAATGATTCGGCGGCGCAGCAGGTGGTTAAGGCCGAAAAGGCAGTCAGTGACCCTCTATACGAATCTATCAAGGTAAGTTTTAGTCAGGGAGGTGGTAACGGTGATAATGACAAACATTCGGGGCCAAAACTTCAATCAGGCGTTCCCAAAACCGAAGACGATTAGATGCCCGAAATGCGGAAGGGCTCTTTTGCCAGTTCCGCGTGGGCATGTATGTACGCATTGTAACTATGAAAAAATGAGGAAGGAAGGTGGTAAATGATGGCTGATGTATATGGTGTTCCAACGGAAGAACAACTCAAGAAAATAAATAAGCTTGCAAAGCGAACCTTGTCGAGTGACGAGGTTTTCGCATTTCCCCATAAAATGGCAGGTGACATGGTAATACCTAACCGCTATATTCAGCTTACAAAGGAATTGCTTGATGTGTTTGCCTTGAATGCTCAAAAAGGCGTTTCCAGGTTACTTGACCATTCATGGCACTCTGACGGATTCTGGGGTATGGGCGGTCGTCCAAAAGCGGCTATTTCTTATGGCAGGACTTTTGATTCATATTTCGGCCCGCCTACTGAGGAAGGCGAAACTCTTTCCCTTATCGGTGAAACCTATATAAGGCGCGGCGTGACTATGGATAACATTTCCACCGATAATCTGATATTAAGTTATGAAGCCGGTACAATGTTTGACGACTCTATCGGTTTCAATTACAACAAGGCAATCTGCTCTGTGTGCGGTAATGATTATACCAATTCCGATTTATGTCCCCATATCGCCGGTGAAACTTATGATGTTGAGGACGGTAATGGAAATGTCACTCAGAAGCTTTGCTGGATTAAAGCATATCCCCCGGGGGCCTTGTGGGAGGTCTCGTCGGTTTTTGACGGCGCATATGAAGGCGCAGGGACAATGTCTGCTACGGATGGGGACATATTGGAAAACGAACATGGTATCTATCAGGTTATCACAGACCTGAAGAACATAGATCCCCAAAAACCTGTTATCGCTACATATAGCGAGCGAACTGGTTTGCTGACCATGGTCAAAAAGGCAAACCACAAAAAGCCATTTGCTATTGGCGGACTGATTGAGCATGCTAAGGCCTCTGCTACAGACCAAGAGAGCATTTTTGCTATGGGTGATAAATTAGGCATTTCAAGGGATCAAGTTGAAGGAATTGCCAAGACGGTCCTTGGTAACAAAGTTATTATGAAAGGAGTTGAAAATAACGTGAATAAAGAATTATTGGATGCGCTCAAAAATATGGGCATAGCTCTTGATGAAGGAAAGGCTTATTCAGCTATTGAGATTACAACAGCGATAAGCGCTGCATGGGAGAAAAAGATTCAGGAACAGATGGATGTAATAAAAGCCTCTGCAACCCCGCTTGTTATACCTGAATCTTTTATGACAAAGGAACAAGTCACTGAAAAACTCGGTAAAGAACTCTCTGCCGATGAAGTTTTGAAGCTTGCAAAAGAAGGCCAAAGTTACCGTGAGGAGCTTGTAAAAGAAGCTCTTAAAATGGGTGTTCGGGCTCAGGGAGAGTCATTCAAACAGGAGACCTGGGAACGTAACTTTGCACTCATGGAAGTACAGGATATCAAGGACACGATGAATACCTGGGAAGCACAGGCAAAAGCAGTTATTCCGGCGGGCAGAGTTACAGACCCGGCAGCAGGCCAGGGAAACACTTCTCTTGGCGAATTGCCTGATGAAGCGTACAAAGTGAAGTAAGTTGAGTAAATTGTAAGTAAGTTGGAAGCCGCAAAATGCGGTTATTTTTATGCTCAAATTTTGGAAAGGATGTGAAATCACATGTCAAGAAGAGTATCAGATTTAGAAGGTATTGCCGCAAGGTATGCCACGTTTCAGGCAGCAGGTTCAATAAGTGCCGTTGCTCTTGTCTCGGGTGCCGCTTATGTGCTGGCTTCAATGTCCGCCGTAACGCTTACGGGCAATGGACAAATGGGCCTCGGTGATGCAGGGGATCCGTTGGATGGGATTATTGAGAAATATGAGAATGACGGATATATGAACGTGCAGGTTGGAGGTTATAAAACTGCTCCCGGCGTTTCAGGTGCATTACCAACGGCTGGCGACTTCGTATGTGTCGATGGCGCAGGGCTGGTAAGTAAGTGTGCAACTCAGACGGCAGCCGGACGCGGACCTGCTCGTGCAGCGTACGTAGATAATACCGCCAGCGTGAACACTGTGCAGGTATTTATCGGCTAATCAACAGGCGGCTCCCTAACCTTGGCGAACGCCTAAAGTTCATAGACGGGTGGTCCCCTCCGGATGTAAGGGAGAAAAAGGGGCAAATAAGGCTGACCATTCCTTAAGTGGTCTATTTTTATGCCCAAATTTATTGAAGGGAAGTGTAAAACAATGGGTAAAATTGTATTATCAGCGGATATGTATAAACAAGCCGTAAAAGAAGAAATAACCTTTTCACAGTTGCTTGAAAAGCTTGACCCTACTCCTGAAGGTTCAAAGCTCACTGCCTTTGAAAGGCAATTGAAGGAACATAACATTGTCACCAAATCCATACCTGAAAAAGGCATCAGTGCTTCAAAAGTGGAAGCTTTTTACCGCACCGAAGATAGCAAGATATTATTTCCTGAATTCATAGGAACAACTATGAGGGAAAGCTTAATTGCCACAAGCATCCTCCAATATCTTGTCGGTCTGACAACCACAATAGACGGAAACACATACAAGACAATATATCTGGAAGATACCACGGCGAATAAGAAGGCCGTCCAGAGAAAAAGAGTAACAGAGGCTTCCGAATTGCCTAAATCCAAACTGATTACCGCAGACCATGCGATAAACATCTGGAAATATGGCAACCAGATTGAAGCTTCCTATGAGGTCATAAGAAGGACCAAGATTGACAAGATCACGGTTCACGTTCGCAGAATTGGACAGCAGGCAGCTCATGATGAAGTTCTCGACATACTTGACATTGTTAAAGATGGCGATGGAAACAGTAATGCGGCAACTGTTTACAAAAATACTGAACTTGACACCGCAGCGAGCTCTGGCACTCTTTCACAGAACGCATTTATTTCGTTCTTGTTGGAGTTTTTCCCGAACAAATGCAATACGATGGTTGCGAACAAGGCTGGTTTCTTGCAGATTATGAGCCTGTTATACCCCGCTGCTACGGCATCTCAATTGGCTGCATTGCTTATAGGCGGTATGGCCCTGCCTGCAAGAGTAAAATTACCGCAAGATTTGTTCGCTGAATTTACTGTGCTTTACGAACCTCAGGTCGAAACCATTAATGCTCACCCTGTGATATACGGACTCGACCAGGCAAATGCAATAGAGAAGGTTATAGAGGCAGGTAGCGATATTATGGAGGCAGATCAATTTATCAAAAACCAGACGAAAGTGTTGACTATTTCTGAAAACGCTGGATTCTGTAAGATCGACAAAAAGGCCAGTGCAATTTTGGAGATTGACTAAAGAAAGGGGTGTTTCCCCTTATGGCAAATCGTATTTTAACCGCCACAGGCTGGGAGGCTCGAGTTCGCTCCAAGATGGGCGTTTTAGAGCCTTACCTCCCTGACGCGGATCTCCAAACTCCAGAGGTGGTTTCCGTGGCAGAGGCCAACATAATAAAGCAAGTGCCCGATTACGCCAGCCTTACAGGTGACGACTTAATTTATCTTGAGGCGGCAGTAGTGTGTGAGTGTAGTGCTTTACTTTGCCCCGGTATGCCTGCCAGGTTGCCCAAAAAAGAACAGGGACCGCATGAGACCCATGAGCTTGATGTTGACTGGACTAAGAGAAAGGCTGATTTTGAGACGGAGCGGGATGGATATATTGGGAAGATCAGTACCGTTAGCATTCCTTCCTTCTCTCATTTCAGCGTTTCTAGCCCTACTCGTGTATGGGAACAGGAGTGGTGATGCTTATGTCGTACGCCGAAAAGTTCCTTAATGCAAAAGGCCAGAGTTGTACCATAAAACGAACGCCAATTGTAAGCTCAAGAGTATCGATGAAACGTTCCACAAAGTCAAGCCGTGACCTTGGCTCCAGAGAAGCATACTGGGAAGGTCTAATCCTCCTTGATGCTTCTTTGTCGAGCGGCGAAGTTATGACTATAGGTTCGGATGATTACTTGGTACAGACTGCCAACTTCGACCCAGCTTCAAGCGCGACCGCTTTCTTTGCTGCAAAATCAAATGCTATGGTTCACCATGCGAGAGCTTCAGAGGTTGCTGTGTCGGGTAACATCGTTACATCGTGGCCTGTTATGAATGCAAGTGTAACGGCCTATGTCGAAGTCACTACCTATAAAATGAAACAGGAAGACCCAGGGTTGCTTGACCAGACACGATACATTGCGCAGGTTCCAAAATTAATTGGAGCTGACATGCTTGACAGGATAATCATGAATGGCGACAACCTAGAAGTTGTCAGCATTGACTCAACTTCGCTGGCTGGAGTTGCAAAAATTCAGCTTGGTGTAGACGTGCGGCCAGATTAACAGGTTGACAAAATTTCAGAACGTAGAATGCTTTTTATGCTCCAAATTGTCAACTTACTTTCTTAAATATACAAATTTGTATACAAAAATAATTGGAGGCGAAAACCATGCTAAGCGAAAAAATGAATGAAACCAATATCGAGAATCTCAAAGAAATGGCTTCAGATATCGAAAAAAAAGGCTATGAAGAATACCTTGGATTAGGTTATCGGGAAAGGGTTCGGAGAATGATCACGGTGGACAACAAGCTTTTACCGGACCATATTATTGATGCGGACTTGAATATTAGCGCAATGAAATTGCTCATTGCTCCTGTTTTAGAAACAATGCAGAAATTCGGCAAGTTCGTAAACGATGAGAAGAAGTATACACAGTTGAACGATGCTGCACTGAATTACCTTTGTGGAATTCTCTGTATGGCACTGAAAAGTCGTACCTCTTCCCCACCCTATGATACCGATGAGTACAAAAGGAACTGGGACAAGAAGCGCGAGAAGTTCATGAGGTATGGGAATTCGCAATTAATGGAGTTGATGAAGATGGGATAACGTTTAATTCTCAGGCTTGCGCAGACTTCCTTTACTTGAATTTGCTTGGCGCTATGAGGCAGCTTCAAAAGGAACTGTTGGAAGAATCGCAGCAAAATATGTTAACCGCCGAAGGCAGAGAAAGTCTGCATGACGATGAAATAATCGATATTGCAAATGTGATTGTCGCCGGAATATCGGGCGGCGCGTGGGCTGTCATGGACGAAATGGGTACAGGATCGCTTCTTGATTCCGGTAATCCCGCCTTGGCAGCCTATAAGAACAGCCCAATGTGGAACCCCGCAAGACGTGACAATAAAATCCGTAGCAGGCCGAATCAATCAGGACAGGTTAATATTTTCGGCCAGTCAGTTAATGGTAGAGGCAAAGGCGGACACGACCTTGAAGCTGCCGGGAAAGTAACCCCTCAGCCGCCTTCTCATGCAATTGAAACAGCTATGCGCTGGATGAAAGCAGGGCGAATGCGAAGTGTGATTCAAGGCGTTGTAAAATCATTCCCATTCGGTAAGTTCATAATATGCGACAAGAAGTAGCCCCTCTACGGGGCAATTTTTATGCCCTCTGAATCGAGGTGGTTCCAATGTTCAACCCATCCAGTGATCTTTCAGCTATACAAACAATTCTGAATACCGATGCAACAATTCTTTCGTTGCTCGACCTAACCGGAAAGTCGGATGTGGAAATCACTAAACGGATCATCAAGCGCAGCAAATGGGACGATCTTGCCAATAACGATAGGCGGCTCTGTATGTTCTTTCGACCGGCCAGAAAAGTCCGAAACTTGGAGTTTAACGAAGAAGTGCTTGAGCTTGACTGTCATGTACCGGCGACGTTGGACTATATTGCCTACCAAGTAAATGAACGGGCAGATCGGA